AAAAAATTAACGTAAGAACTGTAGCTGAAGCGAAAAGAAACCGCGCTAAAAAGTTAGGTACAGAAAATTATGAATCTCGTCGAGCAGCTGGTGAGAAAATTAAGCAAAGTGATTGTGAAATTGACTACAAGAAAGTAGAAAAAACTGATTTAGTATTTCGGATTATGACATTTGAGCATATTCCCGACGAAAGCGGTCGCAAGAAAAATCCAAAAAGTGTTGCAGACGGTAAGACTAAATTAAACTTTCCGCCATTTCAACACTGGAAGTTCAACGATAACGATGAACTAGTTTGCGTAGGTAAAAGCCACTGGATCGGAGGCATGGAAAATGGTCAGTTTTCCAAGGATCACGGACAAGCAACAAGAACACTCGCAATGATGTGGATGAAGTTATGTGAGCGATACGCTACTAGAGGTAATGTGAGAGGTTATACTTACAATGACGAAATGCGAGGACAAGCTATACTGCAACTTACTCAAATTGGTTTACAGTTTGATGAAAGCAAGTCAAACAACCCGTTTGCTTATTACACAGCGGCAGTCACTAACTCATTTGTACGTGTTATCAACATTGAAAAACGCAATCAAAACATTAGAGACGACATCCTTGAAATGAATGATTTGAATCCGTCATTTACAAGACAACATGCAGGTGAATGGGAAGCTGCTCAAAAACGCTATGCAGATAGCGAAGGCGAAAAATAATCTTGACATTTATCAAGATCGGCCATACACTATAAAAACGATTGGAGTATAACTTTGTTTAAAAAGGCAGCAGTATTTACAGACATCCATTTTGGATTAAAAGGCAACTCTACAGTACACAACAACGACTGCGAAGAATTTGTAGATTGGTTTATTGCAACTGCTAAGTCTCGCGGGTGTGAGACTGGCATATTCTGTGGAGACTGGCATCACAATAGAAATAGTCTTAATCTAGCAACCATGGATGCTACAATTCGCAGCATGGAAAAGCTAGGTGCTGCCTTTGAAAACTTCTACATGTTTGTAGGTAACCACGACATGTACTACAAAGACAAGCGCGATATTTCTTCAACTGCGTTTGGTAGGCATATTCCAGGCATTACCTTTGTTGATAGAATTATGGTGCAAGACGATGTAGCACTGATTCCTTGGTTAGTAGGCGATGAATGGAAAAACATCGAAAAGATCAAAACCAAATACATGTTTGGGCATTTTGAATTGCCGCACTTTTATATGAACGCAATGGTTCAGATGCCCGATCATGGTGATCTCAAAGCAGAACACTTCAAGCATCAAGACTATGTGTTCTCGGGACACTTTCATAAGCGTCAACAGCAGGGTGCAATACACTACATTGGAAATGCATTCCCTCACAACTATGCAGATGCATGGGATGATGCACGAGGAATGATGATTCTTGATAAAGAAAATGACGGTGAACCAGAATATATCAATTGGGACAACTGTCCTAAGTATCGTACAGTAAAGCTATCTCAATTGATAGATAAAACTGACGAGATAATCAAATCTAAAATGTATTTGCGTGTTACGCTGGACATACCAATCAGCTATGAAGAAGCAAATTTTATCAAAGAAACCTTTATGTCGCAGTATGATTGTAGAGAAATTACCCTCATACCGCAGAAGCAGATTGAAGAAATTTCAACTAATTTAGACATCAGCGGTTTTGAAAGTGTAGATCAAATTGTTGCAGGCGAGATAGCAGAGCTAGACACTGACAATTTTGACAAAAAGACACTGTTAGAAATATATCACGGTTTATAATGACAATAAAAATCAAAGATCTTACTGTAAAAAACTTTATGAGTGTGGGAAACCAGACTCAAGCTGTTAACTTTAATAAAGAACAGCTAACTCTAGTGCTTGGCGAAAACTTAGATCAAGGAGGTGACGATACTGGTTCTCGTAACGGTACAGGCAAGACTACAATTATTAATGCACTCAGTTATGCACTGTACGGCCAAGCATTAACTAACATTAAGAAGAACAACCTTATCAACAAAACCAATAACAAAGGCATGTTAGTTACACTGCACTTTGAAAAAAATGGTGTTGACTATAGGATTGAGCGTGGTCGCTCTCCTAATCTTCTTAAATTTTATATCGACGACGAAGAACAAGAGCTAACAGACGAAAGTCAGGGCGATAGCAGAGATACACAACACACAATTGATTCTCTGTTGGGCATGAGCCACGATATGTTTAAGCATATTGTAGCACTAAACACCTATACTGAACCGTTTTTAGCTATGAAGCAAAACGATCAACGTGCTATTATTGAACAGTTATTAGGTATTACTATACTTTCTGAAAAAGCCGAGTCTTTAAAAGAACAGGTCAAGTTGACTAAAGATGCTATTACAGAAGAAACCCTGAAGCTGAATGCTTTACAAGCCGCCAATGCTAAAGTGCAGACTACTATTGAAAGTTTAAAGACTACACAACGAGCATGGCAGTCAAAAAAGACGCAGGATGCGGCAAAATTGCAGGAAGCTATACAGGAATTAGAGCGATTAGACATTGAAAAAGAACTAGAAGCTCACGAAAAACTAGCTAACTGGTCTGAACTTAACAAGCAAATTACGGCTCTTAATAAAGAAAAAAGCACATTAGACAGTGCGCTACTGCAAGCAGAGAAAACTGTTAAAAAGGTTGAAAAAGACATCGGAGATCTTGAAGAAGCCGTGTGTTATGCTTGCAATCAGCCCTTGCATGCCGACAAAAAGCAGGAGATTCTAGCTAAAAAGAGCAAAGAATTACGTGATGCTGATACCTATTATCAGGAAGTTAATACAAAACTCAGTGATACTGTAATGGCTCTTGCTCAAATAGGCAATATCAACGGTAAACCTACTACATTCTACGAAACTGCAAAAGAAGCCTACGACCATCGCAACAATGTTGAGAATCTAAAGAAGGCACTAGAGCAGAAGCTCAATGAAGATGATCCGTATCAAGCACAGATTGATGAGTTAAACAAAACTGCTATACAGGAAATCACTTGGGATACGGTTAACGAGCTAACTTCATATAAAGAACATCAAGAGTTCTTGTTAAAGCTACTCACTAACAAGGATAGTTTTATCCGTAAGAAGATTATTGACCAGAATCTAGCCTATCTAAACAATAGACTTACCTATTACCTAGACAAACTAGGACTACCACACCAAGTGGTATTCTTGAACGATCTTAATGTTGAGATCACACAGTTAGGACAGGATCTAGACTTTGATAATCTAAGTCGTGGTGAGCGTAACAGACTTATATTAGGTTTGAGCTTTGCGTTCCGTGATGTTTGGGAAAGCCTATATCAAAATATCAACTTACTGTTTATTGACGAGCTGATCGATAGCGGTATGGACACAGCTGGTGTTGAAAGCTCGCTGGGCATCCTTAAGAAAATGGGTAGAGAACGTCAAAAGAACATCTATCTAATTAGCCATAAGGATGAATTGATAGGCAGAGTTAACAATGTTCTTAAGGTTGTTAAAGAAAATGGCTTTACCAGCTACGCCAACGACATTGACTATGTAGACTGATGGATAAAGATACGCACGAATTGCTGATTCAAGCATACCTTGATTACTTTAAAGCGCACGATCGCTTTAAGATCAGCAATTCTGTGCGCAATCATGTAGCAGCAAGAAGGCATCTAAGAGAAATACGTAGGCTCGCTAAATTAAGAATGGACGAAATACACAAATCACACAGCGAAATTAAACAAATCAAAAGAGAGGCAGCAAAAAATAAGGCTCGGTAAGTACACTCATGCAGTGGACTTATCAAGGTAACATAGTTAATGAGATACCGGAAGGTAAAATTGGCTTTGTCTATCTTATAACCAATCTAAAATCTGGGCAAAAGTACATAGGCAAGAAACTTGCACAATTCAAACGTACAAAACCTCCGCTAAAAGGCAAAAAACTCAAAAGGCGTTCCACTGTAGAAAGCGACTGGCGTGAATATTGGGGTTCATCCGATAGACTAAACGCAGATGTTGCACAGCTAGGTCCAGAAAACTTCACAAGAGAAATACTTTACTACTGCACTTCTAAGGCAGAAATGTCATATATCGAGGCAAGAGAGCAATTTGACCGCCGTGTATTAGAAACGGACGAATACTATAACGGAATTATTAATTGTAGAGTGGGCGGTTCCGATAAATTGCGCAAGGCACTTCAAGAACAGGCAAATCATACCAACACTTAAGGTTGGCGGGCCAGTTTAGCAATACCGCTGTGGAAAAAGCATCCGTAACAGGAGCACACGTACACACTGATC